TACAACGTGACACTTGTCAACATGACCACTATAGATCATGTCAACTAAGTCTTTGTTTGTAAATCGTGGGATACCGAGTTCATCTGTCTTCATAAGCATACACTTATTTTAACTTACATTTATTAAATTGTCAAGTGAATTATCGCCGTTTTCTGCATTTTCTTTTGCTCGTTGTGCAGCAATAATTCTTCTTGTAGATGATTCTTCTTTGTATTGTTCAAGTAGCGTAGCAATTTGTGATTGTACGCCAGGGTTTGATGATTGAAAATATTTGCGGCCTAATTCAGATATCTTGTTTTCAAGGTCTGAATCAGATAAGCCGCTCATATTTGCTAGTGGATGAAACATATTACGCCTGTAGCATAAATTGACCAATATAGTCAATATAAATGTCAAGTCCGTTATCAGACCATACATCGAGTACATGTGGCTGACTAGTATCAGATACAACAAAGTCTCCGTTGCTATCAAGAGCTGCTGCTAAGTTACTGATATACAAGTTTCCGTTGCCACCTGTTTCAAAGTTAACAGTGTGTGTTCCGCCATTGCCTTTTAGTATTAATCTTGTTGAAGCATACTTTTGACCACCAGTTGGAAAATTAGTAAATGTTAGTGTAAGCCCACTAGTAATATTAAACTTTTGTGCTACGCCATCATTCCATTCAACTTGTGTATCACTAACAAGATCTGCAGGTTGATAAATTGCTCCAGATACAGCAATTAAGTTTGCATCTTCAATATTATTACCGTTAAAGTCATTAGCTGTGTCTGTACGTGCTACCGAAGTAAGCAAGTCTGTTAGTTCTAGTTTAGCTGTTTCAAGCCCTGTTTTAATTTGCGAGAAGTTATCACGGAAGCCTTGACTATCATTATCCTGTCCTGGTACCGGAAACTCTTCGTCGATTCCTGTATATGTAATTGCACTATCTGCCATGTTATTTTCTCCTACGTTCTATTTATCTTGATTAAACGTTGTATCTGTAATTTGCGAACAACAAGTATTGCGGCTCGCTTGTAATATCGGTACTATCAATAATATATCTATCTATATCTAGATTAAACTTTGAAAAGTCAAATCCATTTGCATTAATAGCACTTTTAATCGTATTGCTTGTACCTGGCTTACAATAGCATAACACTATCGAACTAGTATAACCTAATTCGTTGACGCTTCCAGGTTGTGAACTTCTCATCCATAATGGAATAAAGTTTCTGTCAGACTCTCCTGTGTTTCTAATATTATCTCGCATATTAGAAAGGTTACTTATATACTTCACACTGTCATTAGACTGTGATGCATTAACTACACTCGTATCTGCTTTGATAGTATTTTCAAATTCAGGACGTAGTATCATTGTAGGACCTAGTCCTTGAAGAATAGCAAGTAGTTTATCTTCAGTTCTTCCGTCTATTTCTAAACCATTAGCCCAGTCTAGTTTAATAATTCCATCTTCTTTAGTAACTATTTCAAAATCTTCGCCTAATGTAACTGTTATGTTTTTAGATCTAGTCTGCAAACTAAATGAAGGTTTTTCAGGCCAATCATAATATATATCTTCTGGTGTATATGATACAGAATCTACAGTTATCTTTTTATTTGATCCTATTGTAATCTTTTTATTAGTTCTGCCTGTTGTAGGATTAGCTGGGTCAACAACTTCTAAGTATATTACTTCGTATACAACATTGTTAGTTCCGGGTTCATTTGCAACCGCTGTCTTTAATTCGCCAATGCGATATTGTTTTCTTTTATGATTAGTTGCAATAGCACTTACAAAGGTATCTAGTTTGTTTGTTTCAATGCCATAGTACACAGGAACCTTAACTTCATTTTGAATACCAAAGTTTGGATCTTGCGGACGATATATGTTTTCTGGTATAAAGATTTCAGGATCTGAAATAAATGCGTTGTACTCTTGTCTAACGTTTTCTTTAAAGAAAGGTTTTAGATAAAGATTACTATAACGTGTAGTTTCCGGATCTCTTACACGTATTTGAAATTCACGGTTTGCTATCGTGTACTTGTATTGATCTTCAGCGTTTACTGTAAATTTGTACAATCTGTCAAATGTTGTTTCTGTACCATCAGTAGTAAAGGCATCACGATCAAAAACTGTTAAGCCTGATCTTACATATGCAAATTCTATCCACAGTGTAGTATCATCGTTAAATACTCCTGAACTAGCACTTAGGTGATCACTGTTAGTTGTGTATAGTTGTCCGTTGTTTTTTACAACGTCTCCTGCTTTATAGTTTCTACCGCCTCTCCAAATACTACGGTAAAAGTTTTGTCCAAATGCATTTACTTTGCCAACAATTTCTCCGTCAAAACTTAATTGTAATCCTGGCGGCAATCTGCCACTACTTAAACTATATAAAAGCCTTGCATTAGGAACATCTGTTGTTGCGTTAACTCTTAGTACACTTATAACATTTGAATTAATAGTGCCTAGGTCACTTGTAGTAACCCACGTTGTATTTGAATTAAACTCGCCTAATAATTTTAGTGTAAAAGTTTTTCTTGAACTTACGTTTTCATCAACTTGGTCAGGTGTATAACGTGTAGCTCTAATAGTAAATTTATATTCTTTTGATACTGCACCTTGATAAGGAACTCTGCCGGCAATTTCCCCGCTTGATAGATCTAATTTCATACCTGGAGGCAACGTACTTGCACTTCCGTCATCATTAGTATCAACAATGCTATAACTAACAAATCCAATTTGTGTGTTTGTATCAATAATATCCAAAGGAACAGTAACGTAGTTATTAGCACGTTTAACGCCTAAGTCCCCTGGTGTAATCCATATAGGTGTTCTAAGGTTTGTGTTGTCTGCTGTAAATGTTCCTGAACCAACTTGTAGTATAGTGTTATCAGCTCTAAAGAAATCGTCGCCAACAACAAAAATTCTAAATGTACGTCTTGATATTGTGTCCCCATCACTTACATTAACTGTAAATTGATAATATCTGTTTAATTTCTTAGGAGGTTTTTCACTATAACTAAAGTCCCACGTTGTTGTATCATAATAGAAACTATCAAATCCGTTTGAACTTTTAATACCAAAGTCGTAGCCACCATTGATAATATCGTATGGTGCTGTGTCGTATGTTCCGTAACTGTATAACAAACCTTTTTCAATTGCTAGTATAGGATCAACAATACCAATAATACGTCCATCAGCTGTTAGTTCTGTACCGGGTGGTAATTCGCCATCACCATCTCCAATAAAGTATTCTAATGTTTGTCCTGCAGCAATGTCTTCGTCAGTTGCTAACAGTTGGAATTCAATAGGTGAACTATCTAATATATAAAATGTATCATTGTTACCTACTGGAAGTAGTCCTGGATCTGTAACCCAGTCTGGCGCATCTTCACCAACTACTGATAATTTAAATGTACGATCGTTTATAGTTTTATCAAGTGTAGCTCTTAGTACAAATCTATATTCTATTTTTCTTGCTACTTCGTATGGTGTACCAATTATTGAATTGCCAGATAGTCTTGTTCCAGGAGGTAACGAACCACTGATCAAACTAACAGTTGATCTGTTAAGTACCGGTAGTGGTATAGTTATAGTAACATTTTCTTCTAAGTTAGCAAGTAATGTTCCTGAAGGTTGACTCCATAGATTCGCCATATTTTATTCCTTATTATACAATAAAGCCTAGGTCCACAGTGTCTCCAGTTTCAGGTGTTATTGCACCAAAGTCAAGATCTACTGTAGCTAAGATAAACTCTAAACCATTATTGTAAGTATTTCTAAAGCTACCAAAATCAAATCCACTTAGATACGGACCAAATGTTCTAATATCGTACCCATATACTAGACCTTCAATATAAGCATTAACTGTTGTAGCTGTTATTGTACCTGCACCAATAATGTTATTATTGTTTGCTGATAGTGTTCCACTTAGTGATGGTGCTGAATCTCTTGCAACAATTCCAGTAGTGTCAAGGTCAATAATTAATTGCTGTCCGTTAACTCTAGTACCGACACCTTCGCCGCCATGAACACTCATAGTCTGACTTGGTGCTACAGTTATTGTTCCGCTATCACTTACGACAATTAAAGAATCTAATGCTTCAGCTGCACTAACAGTAATAGTATTGTCAGTTGTTGTTAGTGTAACATTGCTTCCTGCATTGAGTCTTTTAAAACCGTGTATACTATCATCTTTACCTGTGTATAAACTTTCGCCTATACTGCCATTGTTTTGTATAACTGTTTCTTCTATAATTCTTAAATCTAATTCTTCAAAGTTATCATTTATTTTTATAAATGCTTCACGAAGATCATC